GTAATCCCTTCCGGGGGTGTATTGGAATCGATCGACGTCTAAACTTGTTACGAGAACTTGGTGATTATTCCGGCCTAACCGGGTAGTTTATAAATGCAAACAAAAAAGCATTAGGATTTGCTGACTTCACAGTCGGTATGTCTGAATTGAGATTAGCGGCGTAATAACCGTTTATTTCAGGGGCGGCCCCAGCCTTGCAACAGAAAGGGGCACTTTCCTTATCTTTTTATTGAATACCAGACACCTTTGCCTGTGACTGCGTGATCAGAGCCAAACGATTCTTCCACAGACTGTTTAACTGTACCCCAGTTGTAGTCATCGCCCATGGAGTAGCCACCCTGTTTGAGTTTGGGCAGGTATGCATTTATCTCGTCCCTGACGAACGGGTACGAGTGGTCTGAATCATGGAATATGAAGTCCATGCTGTCGTCGGGGATCTGGTTGATCACAGCGAGTGATCTGCCCTTTATTATGGTTATCCTATCTCCCCATTGTTGGGCGTTGTCCCTGAAATGCTTCTCGTTCTTGTTGTGATCCCATGCTTGGTTCTCGTTGGTGAACTCCTCCACGGTCAACTTCCCGTCCTTCCATCTGGGTTTCTTGTTGAACTGCCAGTCATACTCTGGATTGTCTGGTTGTTCTTCCCATGCGTCCACACAGGTCATCTTCACATCTGTCTCCCTCATAAGGTAGAATGTTGTCACACCCACCCAAACACCCAGCTCGAGGCCCTGCGTCCAGTTGTTCTCCATGGCGAATTTTGCTATTACCCTATATCTATCCATGCTACTTGTATTCCTTTTCCCTTGCCCCTGGTACCCTTCTCGTGGTATATTAGACATTGGTTGTGTTCGTTGACATCATCTTCTGTTTTGACATCAAGGTGCCGGATCCATTCACAGTGTGTTAGGTTGTTGCGTGTCTGTTCCTTGAATGTCTGCTTCAGGACCAATTGGTCCACACCTATTGTGTCTGTGTCCTCTATGAGTCGTTGCATCTCAATGGCCGCTTCTTTGGCTGATGTTCTTTTGCTGTGATGGAAGTTGCAGAACGTCGCCATCAGTCTCCCGTTGTATTCTGTGAAAGCCATGTCCGATTCCACCGTGTGCCTCTGTGTTTCGTTGGGTTCCCTCAGGGCGTATGAATCAACGTCTGCCACGATCACTGATTGATTTTCTAAAAGGTTGTGTCCCAACAGTATGAACCTCTGGGCCTGGCAGTAGGTCTCGTATGAGTATGGGAATTTCAATACTGATTTGTCCGTGGTGCAGTGTGTGTATGAAACAGGCAACCTATCTAACCTATACCTAGATGTCTGCGATGGATCTATGATGTGTACGTGTATTGGCAGTTTCCAATGCTCAGAATATGTTTTATAGAACCTGGGGAAGTACTGTTCGAAGTACAGGTCATCACACGAGGTCAGTATGAACCTCTCATGCGTGGGCCAGTCGCCTATTACCTGATCAAACATGTTAACTTAAGGTGTTTGCTGACTCGTTGAGATCCAGGCTCCTCGAGATCTCGTCACGGTCATGTTGATTCATGTTGTTGAGTAGTGTGTTACTGAGGCCACTGATGGTCCTGTTGGCAGTCGTAATGCCCAGTTGTTCACAACTTTTTGTTATCTGTTGTTCCACTGTGTACCGGTCGTAGTTGGCGGTGTCTATCCTGGTGTCACGCTGGGCCTTGATGGCCACAGCTTCCAGGTCTGTTGAATCTAGAACATCAGGCAATCCCAGGCTGGCGAGCACTTGTTCTATGACCGCACTCTTGTCTGAGTCTGTTGCCGTTGTGTAAGACGTGTTGATGTTTAACCTATTGGAAACATATTCCTCGAAGTAACTTCTCCATGGTGCGTTCTGTGAGGTGTTTACCATCAGCTTCCTCAACGTTGCATCCTCGGCCAGACCACTATAAGCGGAGCTGTTTGAAAGTGTTTGTAGGTATGTTCTCAGTGTAGAGAGGTTGCTCTGCTCCAATGCGACCTGTACGTTGATCTTCTCCCTCATGTTGATCAGGTTGGTCCTGTGTGTTAGAAGAGGTTCCGCCGCCATGGCGTTGTTGAAATTTGTATGGGCCGTCGCCACTGCGGTTGCGAACGTGTCCAGTGTCTGCTGGAAGTCTGTGCTGTCTGCCGCCACACTGTTAATGAAGCCTTTCAGATTGTCGTATGCCGTCTCCAATGCAGTCTCCGTTGCCAGGTTCGCCGTCACTATGAAGTTGATGGACTCCGACAATGAAGTGAACACAGGGGCCGTGCTGTCCTCGGTCTCTAAAAATATCTGGTTCAGCGTACCAAAGTGATCATTGACATCTCTGCTCTTCTCAGCGGCCAATACACCAAACAGGTTTGGTATCGTGTATTGTAAACCCTGTACTGATTGCAACATTTCGAGGTAGGTCCCTTGTCCGTTGTCCAGTGTTCCTGTGATGGCCGGATCTCCTGGTATAATCGATCCGTCAAGTATGGTGTTGGTATGACGAACTAGATCACCGAGCACCCTGCCCAGGTTGATATGACTAACGTTGTTGATGTCGTCCTTGAGGTCATTCTTCTGTGATGTGGTCAACACTCCGTTGCTGGCTATCACTGAATCAAGTTGTGAACCTTTCAGCACCCACCCTATCTTGAATTGATTGATTGCGTTCTCTAGAGCTTGGTTGGAGAAACTGGGAGTGTTATCTGCTAGTGATCTTAGACCTTTGCTGACTGTCATTAAGTGCTACCCATAACATCCGAACCACCCGGTCCTGTGGATCCTGGAGAAGGAATTCCGCTGATCGCTGAACCTATCCCGGCCCTGACTGCTGAACCAACTATTGCTCCTGCCAACCCTCCGGAACCGTTTGCGAATACGTTGGGTGAGCCCATTATCATGCGACCAAAGTCTGCACTGTCATATTTCCTTGAAACCTGTCTGCCCTGTACGAATACATTTGGAGAAGAGCCCGAAACAACTGCAAAATGTCCAATACAATAACACCTTTCGCCACACACAAGAATAGTATGTGGTAGTAAAGGATCACCTGGTCTCAGCATTGCCTTGCCGTTTGCGAACACGGTATGCTGTGTCGCCTTGACAGGTATGGCCCGTGTACAGGCATGTCCTGTTGCGGCTAGATCTATTAGGTCTCTTGCTATTGCTGGCATGCCAGTATTTATGGATTGTGAAAACCGCTGGGTTTATAACTTAAATTTGCTGAACTGGCCTTTTTTGACGTCTTGCTTGATGCCACCAACGATATAGCCTTCCACTTCTGTCTCCTGCGGAGCGATTTGCATGCCTCTGCTTGACAGCCAGTGTGTGGTCCATGGCAGTGGGTTGGCCGATGCTGACACGTCGTATATGGGATCATATCCCAGTGCCCTCAGTCTCTTGTTGGCTATCCACTCAACGTAGTTGCCCAACAGTTTCTCGTTGAGTCCTATTATGGATCCATCCTTGAACAGGTACTTGGCCCATGCCTTCTCTTCCTCCACACAGTCCTTGAACATCTGTATGACCAGTTTCTCTGTGCCCTTCATGGCCTTGGTCATCTCGGCGTCATCACCCTTGTGCCATGCCTTGATCACGTGTGTTGATAGGTTCAGGTGTGTCGCCTCGTCCCTGGCGATCAGTGACAGTATCTTTGCAGAACCTTCCATGAGTTTGAGTTCCCCGAATGCGAATGTGCAGGCGAATGATATGTAGAATCTCAGTCCTTCTAACAGGTTCACGGTGTTCATCGCAAGGTACAGTTGTCTCTTAAGAGCGATCATGTCCACTTTCTTGCCCACCGCATGATCCAATGCCATCTTGCCGAACTTGTCGTATTCCGCTGTGACGCTCTTGGCCCTCTTCAGGATCTCTTTGTCGTCCAGTATGGTGTCGAACACTTCAGCGGGATCTGAGTAAACGTTCTTCATTATGTGCGTGTATGATCTAGAGTGTATGGTCTCAAAGAAGTCCCACGTCACTATGCAACCTTCCAGTTCTGGATTGCTGACGTATGGTAGGAACATGAGGCTTGGTCCCCTGCCCTGCACACTGTCCAGTACTGTTTGATACTTCAAGTTTGATGTGAATATGTGTTTCTGCTCTGGTCTGAAGTTCATGAAGTCCGCCCTGTCCTTCTGTAGGCTTACCTCCTCTGGTCTCCAGAAGTAACCCAGCATCGTCTGGTTCAGCTTGTCGAACTGTGGATACTTGAAGTCGTCGTACCTCTGTATGCCACCGTCCGCACCAAAGAACATGGGCTCTTTCATGAAGTCAACTTTGCTCTGGTTAAAAACTGTCTTGCTCATAATATTTTTGATTCCTTAGATTGTACAGGCGTCGCAGGACTCATCGTCCTCGCCAGTACTTATCTGATCTGTTGGTAGTTCAACATCCTCGCCATCATCTGTGTCTGTGACCGCACTCAATCCAGCAGGTTGTATGTCTTCCTCTTCACCCTTGAAGTCATACGTGTTCTGGTAGTATGACGTCTTCCACCCAAGTTTGTATGCCGTCAACATGTCATTGGCCATCACTGACAGAGGGACTTCGTTGTTGTCAAAGTGTGTGGGATTGTAACTCCAGTTGCCTGATATGGCCTGGTCGAAGTACTTCTGCATCATTGCCACAACATTTATGTAACCCTCGTTGCTTGGCATGTCCCATAGCAAGGTGTAATCATTTTTGAGTTTAGGGAACCCTGGTGCTATCTGCTTCAGAGGACCTTTCTTGCTCTTCTTGATTGATAACAGTGCCCTCGGTGGTTCAATACCATTCGTCTCATTTGAAACCACGGAACTGCTCTCACTTGGCATCTGTGCTGACAGTGTGCTGTGTCTCAATCCATGCTTGGCGATGTCTTTCCTCAGACTCTCCCATGCCATCCTCTGTTTGTGTGGCACGATCTTGTCCACATCTTTCTTGTAGTGATCTATTGGTAGTAGGCCGTCTGCGTATTTCGTTCTGTCGAATCCTTCACACTTGCCCTTCTCCATTGCGATATTGCAACTTGCTCTCAACAAGTGATATTGGAATGCCTCTGAAAGTCTATCAACCAGATCCCATGCCTTTGGATCAGAATACTTGGCACCGTGTTTTGCCAGGTAGTGTGCCAGTCCGATGTAACCGATACCTAGGCTCCTTCTTCTCTTTGTGCTGACTTCCGCCGCTTTGACTGGATAGTCTTGGTAGTCTATGATCTGTTCCAGTGCCCTGACCGCCAGGTCGCATATGTTCTCCAGTTCTCCTAGGTCATTCAATCCACCTACGTTGACTGCTGAAAGGATGCAGAGTGCGATCTCCCCTTGGTCATCGTGTATGTCTTGTATGGGTGTGGTGGGTAGTGTGATCTCTTGACACAGGTTACTCATTGAAACTTTGTCCTTGAATGAACTGTGTGAGTTACAGTGATCCAGGTTCATGATGTAGATACGTCCTGTCTCTGCTCTCTCTTTCAGTAAGTCTCCAAACAGATCCTGAGCCGCCACTGTTTTCTTTGGAATGGTCTTGTCTGCCTCGTACTTCAAGTAAAGATCATCAAAGTCCTCAGTACCATATGCTTCGTACAGACCCGGTGCTTGGTGGGGAGATATCAATGTGATGTCTTCCTCGTTCATGAATCTCTCATAGAACAGTTTCGTGATCTGAATCGAGTAATCTAATTTCCTTACCCTGTTGTCCTCTGTGCCTTTGTTGTTCTTCAGTACAAGGATGTCTTCTATCTCTGGGTGCCATATTGGGAAGTGGACAGTCGCACTACCACCCCTCACACCATTCTGTGTACAACATCTCACAGTCGCTTCAAACTTCTTGAGGAACGGAACCACACCTGTGTGTTGGACCTCCCCACCCCTGATCCTGCTGTTGATACCTCTGATACGTCCTGCGTTGATTCCTATGCCCGCTCTTCTGGCAACGTACAGACCGATGGCCATGTCACTTGAGAATATGCTGGGCAGTGTGTCATCACTGTCTATCAACACGCACGAAGCGAACTGTCTGATAGGCGTCCTCACTCCTGCCATCACTGGCGTTGGAATGTTGATCTTGAATGTTGATATCGCATCGTAATATTTCTTGACGTAGCCCAATCTTGTCTTCGCTGGATACTCCGCGAACAGTGTGGCCGCGATCATCATGTACATGTCTTGTGGTGTTTCGTACAGTTGTCCTGTGCTTCTGTCCTGTACGAGATACTTGTCACATATCTGTCTCAGACCTGCGTATGTGAATTTGAGATCTCTGTCTCTCTTGATCCACGTGTTGAACTTTTTGATCTCCGTCTTTGTGTATTTGTCGAGGATGCCTTTGTCGTACACTCCCAGTCTGATGTTCCTCACGATCAGTTTTAACAATGGAATGTATTCGTACTGGCCGTGTGCTTCCTTCCTCACATCATAAGACAGCAGTCTTGCCGCGGCATACTGGTAGTTGGGTGCATCTAGACTTATCAGGTCATTTGCCGAACGCACTAGAACGTTCTGGATGTCCTTGGTCGTCATGCCATCATAGAACTGGATGTTGGCGTTCATCTCTATCTGTGATGAACTGACTCCCGTCAACCCTTCGCAGGCCTCTTCAACGACGAAATGGATTTTGTTGATGTCTAGGATCTCCAACTTGCCATCTCTTTTCTGTACCTTGATTGTCGAGGAGTTGGTGTTGGGCATTAAATTTTTGTATTTTTCTTTTTTGATTTGTGTTTTTTGTGTATCCATATTTATCTAAATCCGTGTTTATAACTTTTTTTGTTGTGATCCTGTCGTGGCCTTACGGTTAAAACTACAACGTCGTTTTGCTATTTTATAATATACTAATATTATAGTGAAAAGACTTTTTTGTCTAGTGGATAATAGATTTTATGTGGACAACCTAAGGTGTTATGCCAGGATTGTTACTTGGTAATTGATAACAGCGGTGGCACCTGTGTTGGTGGTCTGGTATTGTAACTTGATTGTTTCGTTACCTGCGGTTGAATCTTTGTTGTCCAGTGCGGCGATCAGGTCAACACCCACATCTAGGTTACTGTCAACGGAGTTGTCGTCATATGCGATGTTGGTTCCATCTGATGAGATGTCCATTCTTCCCACACGTGTGTCTGATCCTCGTTCTATCTTGTATTCAATTGCAATTCCTTTTTTGTTGAGTCCAGGAAATTCTTGGATGGTGGCGGCCGATGATTGGTTGTTTAACATTGTGTAAGTCTTTATAGGATTGACCTGCCTAGCGATACCTTGTACTTCAGGTGCGGCGTTGAGTTCTGAACTGCCGTCTGCCTGCCTTAGGTCTGTCCTCTCAAAGAAATCCAGCGTTGACGTGCATTCGTCGTTGTCAAACTGTAGCACAGGCACTTCTCTGATCGATCCTATGCCCTCGAAGTTGTTGGCTACTGATCTAGCATACCAGTTACTGTTTGAAACTATGTGTCTTGCACCTGTGCCTGCATCAGCACCTGCCGTGGGTTTCACCCATATTGCCTGCTGTCCTATATCACTCCAACTTGAATTTGCGAAGTGTATGTCCCTTGGACCATCGCTCAGTCCCGCTGTGCTTCCGTCCATTTCCGCTCCCATCAATGCACCATAGTAGGCAGTCGAGAAATCACAGTCATGGAATCTGATGTTCGTCGCGTCATAACTGATGTCTACCAATCTTGCGAACTTGGTGAATTGGCATTGGTTGAATATCACACCGGTTGTAGAATAAGTTGCTGTTGAGTTTGTCACTGTGATACCTTTTGAGTTAGAAGCATCTGCTCCACCCGAAGCGAATGAACCTTGAAATTTGATGTTGTTGAAGTATGCTTTCTCAACCCTGTCTAGCGATATGCCACCGTATGCCACCGTGTTCCTCAGTGTCATGTTTGAAATCTGTATCTGTGTTGGTGTCGTGGCACCGGAGTTACCGATGTTCGCCCCAACGTTGCCTTCGTCGTCCTGTGTAACCATCACTGCGTTGTTGCCTGAATTCCTTATTATGGTCTTGTCCGGACCTTCACCAACCAAGTGTGCGTATGGTGGTATCTTGAGTGCGGCATTGATCCTGTAGGTGCCCGCTGGGAAGAAAAGGACTCTCCTCGCCCTCGTGTCATTCTTGTCTGTGTCCTTGTAGATCTCATCTATTGCATTCTGTATGGCAGTGATGTCTGCTGTTGAGTCATCACCCGTCGCACCAAAATCTTTCACTGAAACATAGTCGTCCAGTCTGGTCTGCACTGTCCTCTGTGTCGATGTACCAATTGGTGTGCTGTCATCCAGGTAACCTTTGTAGGTGTGGCTCAATGCTGAGGTGAATGCTGAACTGCCTGATGTCACGATTTCCGTGTTGCCCACTGCTGGTGCACCATCCGAAACTGTGCCGTTCCCTATGAAAAGTCTTTGCTCGTCTACTACCCAACCCAGTTCTCCAGCCGCCAATTGCGGTAGATCGGTTGCTTTTCCTCTTCTATGCTGTATTCGGGAGATAGAAACAATTGGCACGATTAGTATTTTCCTTTAAATTTTATTTGCATTTACTGTATTTATACAGTGTACCAAACACGTTTGCCGTCCTGTAAACGCCAAGTTTTGCCCTTACAAAAGGTGCTTTGATTTTGACCCCTACGATTAACATATAGTGCTAATTTAGGTTGTTCAGGTCTTCTAAACCGCCATCCTTTACATTGTTTTTGATATAGTTTGTCTTTTGGATCTGTTAATCGAAACACAATTGATGAATCAATACCACGCTCAATACACCATTGATTGATATTTTTAATCACTGTTTCTTTTTTTGAATTCACTTTGCTCACGTACCATCTTTTGGATCTTGCCATGCCTTGCTCCTTGTGTTTTTGTTTGCGTTGTTCCGGTGTCAGCGATCGCCAGTGTGCTCGCAATCCAGAGGTGTTGTACTTGATCTTCCTGTTTGCATAATCAATATATTTGCTGTTGTCTCCACCAATACCGCCTGCGTTCATGTTGTAACCTTGATTGCCCATGGCCCCTGTTGTTTCAATCCAATGCTGTTCCCTCACACTGGCCTGCTTGGCAGTCAACCCATCCTCTAGTATGACTTTGGTGAAGTTTTGTTTGCCGTGCTTGGATATGGCTTTCTTTAACAATAGGCCACTGCCTAGGTAGTATGTCCTGTCAGATGATTGTTTACCAACATAGAACTTGTGTGTGATTGTGTTTGTAGTTTTATAAATGGAATACATCAACTGTATTTATATGTACAATGGGCATTGACAAATTATTAGAATGTGTTACTATTTTAATATGTTTTATAACTCTTATTATCATATCACTA